ACTCAGAGCTAAAAACATCTATAGCCAACTGGCTAAACAGGGATGATCTAACATCGGTTATTCCTGATTTCATTAGCTTGGCAGAAGCGCGAATTGCGCGGGATTTACGTCACTGGAAGCAAGAAAAACGTGTAACTGCTGACATGGATGAACGCTACGAAAACCTGCCCAATGATTGGTTAGAGATACAGCAAGTGCAGCTTACGGATGGTGGCAAGATTACATCAGTATCTTCATCGCAAATGGAATTATACAGGGCAAATAGCAATACAAGCGGTAAGCCAAGGTATATGCGCCTTACTGCCGATCAGATAGAACTTTATCCAACGCCAGATGCTGCATATGAAGTAACAATGCAGTATTATGCGAGAATACCAGCATTAAGTGATTTAGAACCTGATAACTGGCTTTTACGAGATGCTCCCGATGTGTTATTATATGGTTCATTAGTACAGTCTGCGCCTTACTTGGTAGATGACCAAAGAACAACTTTATGGGCTGGTTTATATCAAAGCGCGGTAGATGCGTTGAACACAGAAAGTCAAAAGGCTCACGCTGCTGGGCCATTGCGTATAGGGGTTAGTAGATAATGGCAACGACAACTTGGACGCAAACCGCTGGAATGGTGTCTGACGAAGATACTGACAACTTAGAGAGTTTTTCAGAGCAAGCTGAAGCTTCAAAAAATGCTGCTGCTGCGTCTGAAGCGGCTGCGGAAGCCTCTGCAACGTCTGCTTCTGCAAGCGCAACATCGGCAACGTCTAGCGCATCGTCTGCGTCAACGGATGCTGCTACAGCAACGACAAAAGCCAGTGAAGCTGCAACAAGTGCAACCAATGCGGCGACTAGTGAGACAAATGCGGCTACTTCTGCGACAAATGCCGCGACTAGCGAAACCAATGCTGCAACGAGTGCAACAAACGCTGCGACATCAGAAACAAATGCAGCCACAAGCGCAACTTCAGCCGCAGCATCAGCCGCTTCTGTTGGAAGTGAAGCCTCAGACGCAGCGGCAAGTGCAACGGCGGCGGCAGCTTCAGAAACAGCCGCAGCAACCTCAGAAACTAATGCAGCTACATCTGCCACGAATGCTGCAACCTCAGAGACTAACGCGGCAACATCTGCAACGACAGCCTCTACTGCGGCAACCAATGCATCTACATCAGAAACAAACGCTGCCACAAGCGAGACTAACGCTGCCACAAGCGAAACGAATGCTGCCACAAGCGAAACAAACGCCGCAACTTCTGCAACTAGCGCGTCTACAAGTGCAACTAATGCGGCAACGTCAGCATCGGCTGCAAGCGCATCACAGGTTTCAGCGGCTGCATCTGCGGCATCTGCGGCAAACTCATACGATTTATTTGATGACCGTTACCTTGGCACAAAGACATCTGATCCGACTGTGGACAACGATGGTAATGCTTTGGTTGCGGGTGCATTGTACTTCAACAGTTCTGCTAATGAGATGCGTGTGTATGACGGTGCAAACTGGATTGCAGCATCATCGGCTGGCGGTGCGTCACTGCTTGAATACAAGTACACAGCGACATCTGGTCAGACTACGTTTTCAGGCGCAGACGATAATTCAAACTCTCTGTCTTACACTCAGGACAATCTGATCGTCACGCTGAACGGTGTGGTGCTAGAGAATGGCACAGACTACACGGCAACTACTGGTACGTCTGTTGTCTTGGCTTCTGGCGCGGCTACGAGCGACGAACTGAACGTCATTGCGTTTAAGACGTTTACCACCGCAGACATGGTTGCTGCGAGTACTGGCGGTACGTTCTATGGCAATGTTGCTATGGATGCTAACCTAACCTTCGGCGACAACGACAAAGCCATCTTCGGCGCAGGGTCTGACCTACAGATTTACCATGATGGGTCGTCAAGTATTATTCAAGATAATGGCACTGGTCATTTACGCCTTCACGCAGGAAGTCTTAGAATACGAAATTCAGCTAATACTGAAGCATTAATTTCTGCGGATGAAGATGGTGCGGTTGAACTGTTTTATAATGGATCAGAAAAACTCGCCACCACCAACACAGGCGTAGACATCACGGGTACTTTGACCAGCGATGGGCTGACTGTTTCTCAAGGTAGTGGCGCAAATATATTACTTGAGTCCACCACTACTAGTGCAACTACTGGTGATATTTTTGGTGAAATTGAGTTTAAGACCAATGACTCAAATAGCTCAGGTATAAAAGGAAAAATAGACTCTTACAGTGAAGGGGCGGTTGGAAACGGAGCCTTACGTTTATTTACTGGCGATACCACTGGTTTATACCAACGCATGAACATTGCCTCCAACGGCGACATCAGCTTCTACGAGGACACTGGCACCACGCCAAAGTTCTTCTGGGATGCGAGTGCTGAGAGTTTGGGGATTGGGACGAGTTCGCCTACGGAAGATTTACATGTTTCAGGTACAGCTGACCAAACTATTGCGGTAGAAAGTACAAGCACTGGTGCGGGTGCAAACGCTGGTATCAAAATATTAGCCGCAGATGGTGGTGACTTCCTTTGGCAAACAGGCAATGCAACTGGAAATGCCTTACGATTGTACGACTTAAATGCATCACAAGAACGTATGCGCATCGACAGCAGCGGTAACTTGCTGGTGGGGCTAACCTCTGGTTCCTCTAAGCTACACGTTAATTCTGAAATTAGTGTCGGTGCTGATGGCGATAATAGATCAATGTTTGGATATACATCTGGTCGTTTTTATCTTGGCACTCGTCAATCAGGTACAAACTATTTTGATACAATTAGTGTAACATCAGGTAATGTTGGGATTAACAACACAAGCCCGAATACAAAGTTAGACATTATTGGTTCGTCAACTAATGGTTCGGGTGTTGTTGATACTTTGAGGCTTAGAAACACTGGCGCAACTATTAATGATGGGCCAAGACTTCAGTTTACATCGGGGACTTCTACATCTGGTGCAGCCATTGCTTCACTGGGCAAGGCACTTAATAGTGCAGACTTAGTGTTTTACGCTGGTGGTAATACAGAACGCATGCGCATCGCATCGACAGGTGAACTACTTGTAGGCACAACGTCAGACACAATGCCAGCAGCGGCAGCGGCAGGTCAGGCTATTATGGCTGGCACAAGAGCCTTTATTGCTACTGAAACTGGCGGTGACACTATTTTAGGTGGCACAACTGGTAGTAACTTTACCGCTTTTTATCAAGGCGGCACAGAACGCATGCGCATCGACATCAGCGGTAACTTGCTGGTGGGCAAGTCTTCGGCTTCGAACGATGTGACAACAGCAGGTCAGCTTTTCTTCCCTGCTGGTAAGTCCGTTATAACTAATAATGGGGATGCCGCACAAAACCTAGTATTGGCTCACTACAACTCTACAGGAAGCCCTATAGCGATTGAGTTTTATCGAAATAGCACGGTTGTCGGAAATATAACAAAATCAAGCAGTGGCACCACCTACAACACCACCTCAGACCGTCGCCTGAAGGACAACATTGAGCCTATCGCAGATGGCACTGAGAAGCTGATGGCTATGAAGCCTGTCACGCACACTTGGAAGGCTGATCCGAATACAGGTGAAACAGTCCACGGCTTTATCGCACAGGAAATGCAGGAGATCGTCCCAGAGGCTGTATCAGGTGATCCTGATGGCGAAGAGATGATGTCTATGGATTACGGACGCATCACGCCTGTCCTAGTGGCAGCACTTCAAGACGCACATAAAAAGATTGAGGCGTTGGAAGAACGTCTAGCAGAATTGGAGGCTAAGTAATGGGTTTTTCTCTTGGACCTAGCGGGTTAGATCATACACACACTGGATACAGCAGTAGTGCGCCCCGTGTATACAATATTTCAGGTGGTACATATTATAATGGCAGTGGATATACTAATCAAGCGATGCGTTTACTTCAGATGCCAGCAAGCGGCAGTCACCTTTTTGTAGGTAAACTTATAAAGAAGGGCGACTTTAATTACACAGGTCAAAACACTAATGTAGATATAATGTATGCACAATGGGATCAAACGACATCAGCTTATGAACTTAAATGTAGAGGTAATGATTTTCATGACACATCCAATGCTTATTTTTGGGTAGATAGTTCAAAATGGCTTTGGTTTTGGAATAATGATCAATGGCACCAACAGAACTTTCTTGTTGTTTATAATATAAGCCCGAGTATTACTATTGATTGTCAAACTACTACTAATGACCAACATAACTGGTCAGGTCAAACTAGGTACGCTGTCTCTAATGGTGTAGTGCATACAAGAGAGGCAAGTTATGGTGACTAATAATTTTACAGAAGAAGAAATAGAATTAACTATGTATGCTCATAATTGCACACGGGAAGAAGCTATTTCTACCTACGCTGCTATGGTTAGGGCTGCCCGTCAACAGTACGGCTTAGAGGTTAATCTAAGAAACCTAAGACATCATAGAAATATCCTCCTAGCAGAAACTGATTGGTGGGCATCCTCAGACCTTACCATGACCGCTGAACAAACAGCATACCGCCAAGCCCTACGAGACATCACTGACACTTATACATCCCTAGAAGATGTAGTATGGCCTACTAAACCTTAAGGATTAACTAATGAGTGGATATATCGGCCCAGCACCAGTACCACAGGCTACGCAGACACGCCAAGCCTTTACTGCTACATCTGGTCAAACTACATTCAACACTGCTGGTTACACTCCAGGTTACGTAGACGTTTACCTGAACGGTGTTAAACTTGCAGCAGCCGACTACACTGCAACCAATGGTTCTGACATCGTGTTAGCCGCTGGTGCTGCTGCTAGTGACATCCTAGAAGTTGTAGCATTCGAGATATTCCAAGTAGCTGACCAAGACTTCACTGGTGACTTCTCAGTAGACACAAACACGCTGTACGTCGATAGCACCAATAATCGTGTTGGCATCGGGACGAGTTCGCCTAGTGTCCCTTTAGAAGTTATTCATGGATCAACTTCAGTTGGATTATTAACTAGGGGAAGTTACAACTACCAAGCTAAATTTGAGTCTACTGATGCGGAAGCAGCTATCGTTATAGAAGATAGTAACAGTACAAATAATGGTAATAGAATTGGTGTTATTACTGATAACATGACATTTATTACTGCTAACTCAGAACGCATGCGCATCAACAGCAGCGGTAATGTAAATATTGGATCACAATCACCTGTAACGGGCCTACGCTACTTTGATATTTACAACACTGGATCAACGTCAACAGATGGCGCAATTATGCGCCTTATTTCGCAACAGGTTGGTTCGGCATCCACGACATCTGCTGACATCGTTAAGCGTAAGAACGGTGAGTTCCGCATATCAAACTTTGAAACAGATGCTGCGGCATATACAGCGTTTAATGTTGGTGCATCAGAACGTATGCGCATCGACAGCAGCGGTAATGTTGGGATTGGGACAAATTCGCCTACGAACTTCACCAATAGTACCGTTGTTGAAGCGGCTGGCGGGTCTAACACAGGCGCATTTCTTGCATCATCTAACAGCGGGACTGTAGTTTCTGAGATGCAAGCCAATAATGCCGATGGCCTGACTTATTTCGGCTCCAGAACAAACCACCCTGTTGTGTTCCGTCAAAACGGCTTTGAACGCATGCGCATCGACAGCAACGGTAATCTGTTTGTGGGTAAGACTGGATTTGGCAATAATACAGCGGGGCATCAAATTGAAGCCTCTGGTCTTCTAAGAGTTGTAAGAGTAAATAATGAAACCGCAATCTTCAACAGAACATCGTCTGATGGTGATATTATAACTATCAAAAAAGACGACATTAAGGTGGGAAGTATTGCAGTAACAGGGACAAACGATTTAACTCTGTATAGTTCTACCACAAACCACAAAGGGCTACGTCTAGGCGAAGGGTATTACATACCTACACGCAATGATGGTGCACCAGAGGATGCTACAGTAGACATTGGCCTCCCATCCTATCGCTATAAAAATCTTTACCTTGGCAGCACTGCATATGTTACTCACAATGCTGACTCTCTTGGTTCAAAGTTATCCTTTCAGGCTTTACACACCAGCAACAACACCATTGAGATACACCAGTTCGGTCAGTCTCATCCCAATGCACCAGCGGTAAACCAGATTGGTGTTTCTAATGCAGAGCAACATTTACATCTTGTTACAGATACTTCTGCCAATGTAGACGCTGGTACTTCTACTAAAGGTATATTCCTGCGCAGTGGAGGAAATGTTGGCATTGGGACGCAAAATCCATCGGTGCAATTTCAGGTAGGCTCTGAGTACTATGGGATTCCTTATCTAGATATTATGAAAGTGTGGAGAACTGCTGATCTTCAAGGTTATAAAAATACCTATCCAGACGGTGGCAGCATTAGTTATACTTGGTATGGTAGTAGTTTAGTAAAAGTTGATAGTTCTGTAGGTAGTCACCAATGGGATATTGGAGAAATATATTTAGAAGCAGGTACTTATTTTATACTAATGCAATATAGACCTTCACCTGATCAGCACGGATGGAATGTTTACGGAACTAATTCTAATGGACACTCTATTCGGTTACAATCAAATGCTGGCTACGGAAGTTACAACACACACACGTCTGTGTATGGACAATTACACAAAGACGATGAAAACTCCCGTAGATTTAGGAGTGGAACATATACTGTTTCTTCAGCAGGTAAATTTAGAATCGGTATGAGTACTCAACCTTATGTTACGGGTGGTTACAAATACTGGATTGAAAACGCATATCTAATGAGAATGAGTTAAAAAAATGGAAGAACAAGACTTTGAAGAATTAAATAGACTGCATGTAGATAAAAATGATATACTTCTTTTACAAGCACAAGAAAGTAGAAAAAAAGAATACCCTCCTATTGAGGACTTTGCAGATGCATGGGTTAAACAAGATGAAAGTGCTTTAGAAGAATATAGGCAAAGGTGTTTAGCTGTAAAGGTTAAATACCCTAAACCAGAGTAACTTTAACCTAAGAAAGGATAAACAATGGTAGAGAAACAAACACAAACCATCGTTATCAACGATAAAGAATACACAGAGGATCAACTTACAGATCAGCAAAAGGTTATGATTAACCACATCAATGATCTTGACCGTAAGATTCGATCCACAGAGTTTAACTTAGACCAGTTGAACGTAGGACGTAAGGCTTTTGTTGATATGCTAACAGAAGCACTTAAAGAAGAACCAGAAGAAGAGGCTGCATAATAAATGCTCTTTGGCTCTACACCATTTTCAGTAAATGCCTTTGCCGCTGGCGGTGAAGTACGTACTATTGCAACTGGTGTAGCAGCCACAAGCAGCACTAATACTGTTGTTACTGTATCTGCAGCTAACCTAAGTCTTACAGGTGTAGGAGCTACAGGTGCAGTCAACAGTGTCGTAGTAGATGCTCAAGCTGTTGTAGTTCCTAGCTCAGTAGCTGCAACTAGTTCTGTAGGTGATACAACAGTAGTAGCTAAAGCTGTAGTAGAACCACAAGGGGTTGACTCTACAGGCAATATCGGTACAACTACTGTACTGGCAGAAGCTAATGTAAGCGTTACAGTACCAGCCTTAAGTATTACTGCAGGATCACCTACTGTTAAAGCTAAGGCTGTTGTATTGCCAGTAGGTGTAGCAGCTAACTCTGCTATAAGTACTGTAACTACACGTACAGTTAACCGTATTGAGATTACGTCTGTACCTCTAAACATTTACACTAAACGTCCTGTAGTCACTACCGTACAGTTTGACTATGAAAGTATTAAAGATAGCTTTGATCGTAACCGTGTTGTTTATGTACCAGCTACAGATCAGGGTTACACAGTACGTATCCCAGCAGACTTATCTAACAGAACTGTTTATATAGAAGCTATGGATACT